TTGATTTTTAGAAACTCTAAATAATTCCTTCCAATATTCAGCAGTTGGCAAACAATCCCAATCTTTATCTACATAAAGTAATCTTGATGGGTCGTTTTTTCTTTTTCCACCACCATTAGAGAGCCTATCACCTAATCCGTAAGGTGGGTCTACTATAGCCAAATCAAAATAGTTATCTGGATATCTAGCCATTAAAGCCATGTTGTCTTCGTTTGTTATCTCTATCTTATCTGTTACTTTCATATCTATATATTTACTTGGCCAACCATACCGTAAAAGTATAATTACCTGTTTTAGTTTTTTTACACGAAACATGATTAGAACCTCTAACATGAAAAACTTTTGTTCCGCTTGTTCCTAAAGTTTCTTTATATCTATAATCTATAATATACTGCTTAACTGCTTGCAGTCCGTCTAATATGCTACATCCCCTGTTTTCTATATGTACTTTCATATCGTTTCTATTATTCGTTTAATTGCTTCTTCGTTAGTTGGTATCTGGTTATTTATTCTGTAAAGCTGAACTTTTAAATACATCTCTTTGTCAAACCTCATTAATACTAAATTCTTATTAGGTAGGTTTATCGGTTCTTCTGTTATTGGAAAATCTCCAAGTTCTTTTATTACGTGTCCTATAAATACAGGGTCTGTTCTAAACCTGTTGTAAAGTTTTTCGCCGTGCATTACTGTTGCGTGGTCACGGTTAAACATATTACCTATACTTTCATAACTAAAACCTATTTCACTTCTTATGTACTTGTAAAGGTACGCTCTACGGTATGCTAAACTTCTCTTCTTAGACTTAACGTCTAGTCCTTCGTTTTTAATGTACTCTTTTATTTGTTCTATGTTCATTGTTTTGGTTTTAATTGTTTCTATATATTTTTAATTGTCTATTTAACCATGGTCTAATCATTTCAACAGAAGACAAGGTAGCACTATCACTTTTTGCAAGTTCTTCTAGTTGTGCAAATATAAACTCCATTTCTTTTTTATTCCCTTTTATTTTTTGGTGTGCAAAATGACAAACTCTATTAATAGTGAATGCTTGAAACTTTTTACCACCGAATAAAGATTTTAATCTTAAAAAATTATCATAAAGGTATTCACTAAAATCTTGATTCTTTATTGAGCTTCTGCCATCTTTAAACGTCTGATTTGAACCAGAGTTAAAATATATATTTAAAACATTACCAACAGAAAAAACAGCTTTAGATGCTATTAATTGGTTATAAACATAAAGATATGATTCTTTATTACGAGAAAAACTTTTTAAGTAGTCTAAAGCAGACCAAGCCCTGTTAGAATTATTTAGGCTTATTATATATTTTTGGTACTCATCTAGGTCTTTTGTGTTTACCCAATCAACAATATAAACAGGTACACTATTTAAGTTTAACTTTTCAGAAGCTAACACCCTGTGGTGTCCTTCTATAATATTACCCTTATCGTCTATTATTACTGGTGATAACCATCCATATTCGTTTAATTTTTTAGAAAAGTTATTAGAATGGTTTTCTACAATGTCTCTATTTACAAGCGACTGCTTTAGTTTACTAATTGGGTAGTTCGCTTCAAATGTTCCTTTTTTAATTGTTTTCATAATTTAAATTTTAAGTTGTTATTATTATTGTTTTGGTTTTAATTGGTTGTGTATATGCTCGAATACTTCGTTATAAGATGCTTTTTCTGGCGTGTAAGTGCTTTTAATCTTTGGTTGGTAGATATTATCATCCCAACTTACTTCGTCTCTTAGGAATGTTCTTTTAATCTTATCTAATGCTTTTACTCTTAACATATCTTTTACAGTTTGTTTGTTATCATTATTTCAGACATAGAGTTAAGTTTTCTTTGTAACTCCTTGTTGTGATTTAATTGTTGGCGTAATTGTTTCTCTGATGTTTTCCAATAGATATAAAACGTTCCTTTTTTTGTATTGTTAACTATTGCTAATTTCTCTTTGTACGCCTCTATTGTTTTTCTTTGGTTTAAAACTTTCTTTTCAAGTGTTTTAACTTTTAGTTGTTCCCACATTAAAAGCTCTTCTGCTGTCTTTGTAATTGCTTTAGTAATCATATCCCTTTTTTACGTTTGTTATTACTGTACTATTTCTATCTCCTTTTGGTAGGCTTTCTATTAACTCGTAGTCTTCGCCTTTTTCAGCTCTAACTAATAATATAAATAATCTTCTTACCTCTTCCCATTCTCTTTCTTCCCATGCTTTGTTGTACTCTTCTCTTAGTGTCATATCTTAAATTTCTCCTTTAATTATTTTGTTTGCTATCAATAACGTTTGGTCAAACTGTATCTGTAAATTGTCGTACTCTTTTGGAGATACATTCCCTTTTTGTTTTTTTAGAATATCTCCAGCCATTTCTAAAATACTTTTTGCAATTTCATACTTGCTTACTTCTCTTGTTTTACTTTTCATTTTGTTTGGTTTATTTCAGTTGTGACTTAATCTCGTTATTAACTCTCATCATTGTATCGTAATCTAAGTTAGAATTAAAATCTAAGACTTCTTCTGACCAATATCCATGTCTATCTATTAATACTATTAATTCTGCTTTTATACTTTCGTATTTTTCTACTTTGTTTTTCATAATTTCTTTGTTTTTGTGTTTTCGTATACTCAAATATACAAACAATGTTTATAACTATCAAACTTTATCAACAAAAATATTAAATTAATTTCAATAAAAAAGGGTCTACATCTCTGCAAACCCTTAACCTAACCGACTTATAGAAGTTTTATTTAATATTGTTTTTCATTGTGTATTTAATGTAGTTCATGTAATCTCTGTTGCTTATCTTGTGATATGTGGCACATGATTTATCTCTGCACTTCATGTAATGTTGAACCGTTCCACTCTTTGTTACGTACTCTTTGTTCCATTGAAGTAGACCACCGCACTCTGGGCAGAAGAATTTACTACTTACTAGCTTATTATCTCCTACGTCTACAAGGTCTATATGGTAATGTGTGTTAGAATCTACGTAAGGTCTAAGTTTTTGGAATACAGCTTCTAAACTTGTTATATCCCCATCTCCGTAATAAAGTAAATGGTCTAACGCTTCTTGGTCTTTATTGTATATAACATTAACCCACGTCATGTGTCCACCTGCATCTAGTTTTGATGGTAGGTTAAAGTAATCACATACACCTTTTAACCTTTTATCTGGAAGCTGTTTTAAGTATTTTTTCACTAAACTATAACAGTCAACTTCATTATAAGAATGTTTAAACTCTAATCCGTGAAACATTGCCCTTTGTCTTAACCAAGGCGTATCAAACTTCTTACCATTGTAATGTACAACCTCAGTAGCTGAATCTAACACCTTAATAAATTTCTTTAACATTGCTTTGTCGCATTGCTTATTTAACCCCCAATGTAAATTGTGTATTTTATCCTCACCTTCAAACTTCCAATGTATTGAAATAATTTTAGCGTGTTCTTTAATTTGATGTGGATAAATTCTAGTATTCCAATCTGGTCTGTAAAACCAACCTTCACAGAATGATGTTTCAATGTCGTAAAATAATCTTTTCCTAGTCATGTTTATATATTTTGTTTGATACTGATTTAATTGCTAAGATAACATTTATTAAATAACCTACAACAAGACCAAGAAGTAACCACTTCCACCAATTACTTTTACGGTTCTCTGCTTTAACTTGTTTAGTCTTCTCCTTCTCTTGCTTCGTTTCTTCCTTAATGTACTTAATACGCTCTTTATATTCCGTTCTTACTTGCCACCTTGTCTTATATTCCACAATAGGCTCTAAGGTTATATTCTTTGTAACCGTTTTAGTAATGTAGGTAGTATCGTTTGACGTTAGTATTTCAGTAATAGTGTCAGTACTTGTGATAGTTACCGTGTCTATAGGTATCGTTAAACCGCTTTTAAGTAGGTTTTCCTTCGCTCTGTTGTACTTTCTAACCTTGTGTGGTGTACTGCATCCACTTAGGATAATTAAAGCCGTTACGATTAATGTTTTATTTTTCATCTGGTCTGAATTTATTATTGAAATCTTCCAATCTGTTAAGCCATCCTTTTAAGAATCGTTTGTTTCTTGGTGTACGCTCACAAATATATCTAAAGAATGATTCTCTTTGCTTGATACATTCGTCAAATAGTTCTAATTCGTTACGTTCATTAATAGCTTTTAGAGTATTCTTGCCTATGATACCATCTCTAGTAACTCCTACTACTCTTTGAATTTGTCTTACTGCTGTTTTAGCACCAGAACCCCACGCCCAAGAAACAAGAACATTTGCTATTGCTTGGCTTTCTATATCATCGCCTTTTACAGCATCCCAATATTTAGATTTAAATATTAAACCCCAATCATGTTCATTCATTTCAACGAATCTTTCGTTTTGATTCTTACCGAATACACCTACCCAAGCTGAATAAGTTACACCTTTGTTAGTGTGGTAACCACCAATTCCATCTATTGTTAATGGACATGGGTTTGAACTTGCTGAATCGCTTTTATCATTACTTAATCCGCCTTCCCATTTAATAAAAAACGGTACTATTTGTCTGTGGTCTGCCATATCTTATCTGTTATAAATTACTGCGTTATCTTCTAAATACATTTTCTCTTGTGGCTCTTTCTTTAGTGTTGCTATTGATAAGCACACAATGGAAGTGAATACCACAACCCATGATAGGGCAAATACTAATTCAAATTTCTTCATAATTGTTTAAGTTTAAAAGGGAGCTTCAAGCCTTTCTCTCTACTCCCTTTAGTTGATTTAAAAGTGGACCTTTATAAGATTTATTTCTGCTAATATAAACAAAAAAACGGTACTACCAAAAGATAGCACCGCCCAAACATAATTCAACTATGAAAAGAATTACCGCTAATATACAAAAACTTTATTACTTCTCGCCTTTTCTCTTAATATCTTTTACAAATTTTAAGGCTTGTAAAATCTTATCAATAAAAGAATACCCAAATATACCTCTAAAGTTTTCGTCTATGCTTTTAATCTCAATAAAACCAATACCAAATAAAGCAAGTTTAACAAAAGGTATCTGTGGTTCAACGTAACTTATGGACTGCGCTAAGATAACTAGTAAAAAGTAAGCGGTTGACTTAGTAACTAAAGAGAATAACTTTCTACTTTTAATTTGTTTAACGTCTCTTTTCCCTGCTCTCATTATACCGAAAGCAGTATCAATAAACACTAAAGCTATCACTATGTAAAAAGCGTATAGTATAGGTGCAAAGAACGCAACTAATGAAGTTAGAAAGTAAGCGCAAAATTTGGATAGTGTAATAGACATCTTATAGTTCTGTTGTATCGTAACCTAAATCGTTATAAACTTGAATAGCGTATTTATGCGCCGTCTCTACTCCTTGCGTTTCTTCTGGTGCTAACTCTTCAACTTTAAAGCTACCTGTTGGCACGTCTGTTGTAAGTGGTGAACTACCGCCTTTATAAGCGTCTTTACTTGCGTAAGTTGTTACTACTACCTCAAGTGTTTGCCCATCCTCTCTAGCCACGAAAGTTAACCTACCGTAAACGCTTGGTACTTCAATTTCTGTGCCTTTGATTAGGATTGATTTCTCTTCTGTTTTGTTTATTAATACTCCCATTGTTTTTTTTGTTAAAGATAATTATTTTTATGAAGCGTTGGTTATTATCCCCTTCTCTATTGTAAAGTTTGTGTAAGCTCCAGTTCCTGTAAATCCTGTTGCTCCAGAAGGTAAAGCAATATCGCCCGATTGTAGATTAATTGCATAATTTACACCACTAGCACCACTAGCGTTCAAGACTAAGGCATAATTATTCCCTGTGTTGGCTGTTGTTGCTGTTCCTCTTAATGCAGTGTTCGTTCCTGTTGCTCCTGTTACTATTCCTGTAATTGCACCGCTATTCGCGCCAGTTGTTTCTATATAACATCCGTTTGTAGTTGAACCGCTTAATCTATAACCAAAAGTTCCTGTTCCTGTTATACTTATCCCATTTGTAAAACCTGAATTGCTTAATGAAAACCTAGTATTTGAAGCTGGAGCAATACCAGCTCCTATTGTACTATCCCCTGCAATAGTAAGTATATCACTTGAACCGTTGTTGAACGCTACCGTGTCTGCCGAGGTCGCTCCGTTTAACTCTATGACTTGTGAGGCTTGAGAGAACTTTATATCTCCTGCCACAATATCTAATGAGTAGTTATTAGTAGTAGCACCAGAAGCTGAAACTTGAATGCCTCTGTTGGTTCCACTATTAACACCAACAGACTCAGCCAAAAGACCAACACAAGAACCACTTGTTCCTTGCGCTTTAGCATAAACCCCTTTTCCATTTGATGCAGTAGTATCGCCAAATATACAACTACTCATAGCACCTGCAGAATAGAATCCATAAGTTCCTGTTCCTTGCGCTCGTATTCCTGCTGTTAATCCTGTTGATACAACGGTTAACCTGTTTGATGCGTTTGGAGCACTTCCAACTCCGATAGTTCCATCTCCTGCGATTTGCATTATATCCGTACCGTCTAACTTATCAAAAGTTAAACTCTCAGAACTTGTGTTACCGTTTAAAGTAATAACTCTACTTGCTGAACTTATCGTTTGGTCTGCATCCGCTAGATTAGTGTTAAGGTCTATAATACCTTGTATAGTATCTACCTTAGTAACTCCACTTTGTACGAATGGGAAACTATCAACTGCTGCAACCGTTCCTGCCGTTAAGTTGCTTATTTTACTATCTGCCATGTTTAATTGTTTTTAAGAATGTATTTAGCTTAATTACGTTCTCTTGTTTTGGCTTGTAAACCTTTGTCTTTAAATTACCCATCCGCTGAAATTATTATTTGTATCTGGGTACATATCTCCGTTTGAGTTACTGTTGTACTCTGGGTATGTACTAGAATTGTTACATATATATTCTATAAATCGCTCTGTATAATGTTGTGCTGTATCTCTAGCCTTTTCAATTAAAAAATCTACTTCGTTCTTTTCAATACTTTCTCCGTTCTCACTTGTCTTTTTATACACGCCTTTATTTGCTATCATATAAGCAGCGTAAGGCATATACTCTACCATTCCCCACCATATTACCATAGGCTTAATATAAGTGCTTAGAAGCGTTGTATATGGACTTGCTAAAGATGAAGCTACAATATCATCGTTTATCTTATTAAATAGGTCTGTGCCTAAAAAACCTTGGATGTGAATATCTTGGGCAACCTTGATAAATTGAATATACTTGTCTACATCAATATTACCGTTTAAGGCTGTGAATTTATTTATGTCTGCTGTTGTTACAAAAAGTGCTTGTGCCATTATCCTTTATAGTTTGGGTGGTGTCCGTTATTAGGCATATCTTTAGGCATCATTGATACCTCGCTAGGGTTATCTACTCTATACCCAAATTTCTGTGCTTTATTTGTGCTTACCGTTGTTGCGTTTGGACTTTTAGTATCTATACTCTTTGAAGCACTTACAAAGGTTTTACGCTTCCATTTATGGTTGCAATTTACACCACCTTTATATTTAAAAATGTCGTATGCTTGCCCTTCGTGTCCGTGTCCTGCGTTTACTAAATTAGAGTTCATTTGCTCGATGTCCTCTTTTCTGTAAAGTTTGTTAGCTCTCATCATTACCTTACAAAAATCTCTTTCTGGTGTTGGGTTGCCTGTGTACTCGTAACGCACCTTAAAATAAAAACCTTCAACTTCTTTATCCTGTGTACTTTTACTATTTGGTCTTGCTGTTCCTGTACTTACGAAATTAACTACTTTACTCAGTAGGCTTTTAGGTTCTTTAAGTGAGTTCTCCCACTCTTGTACTTGTGCGTTTAAATCATCTTCTTTCTCTAGGTCAACATCTCGTTCATCTATTAACTCCCATTCGTTAGGGTCTATAGTTTCTCCAAAACCTTTTAAAGCGTCTTCAATCTGTGAGCTAAATTTAAGTTGTGTTTCTTCCTTTGCTTGTTGGTCTGCTTCAACATCTTCTAGTAGGTTTAATCTTCTAAAGTATAAATCTAACGTAACATTGTTAAATGCTAAAAGTTTATCTATACCCTCAATAATTAAATCTTGAAAAGGTCTAATAGCTGTATTGTAAAAGTATTTACTAGCTACTTCTATCTCATCTGCGTTAGATGAAAACCCTTGATTATCTGGTACAACACCAACTAACATAGGACTTGTAATTGTATGTCCTACTAATATCTTATTTACACACTCCGTAGAAAGGTAAGAGTAGTGTTCGGGTGCATCATCTAAAGGTAAGTCTTCTACCGTTGTTGCTGATTCTGCGTTATTGTTAAAAGAGATAATAACCTTCTCCCCTTTTGAACCTGTCAACTTTCTTAGTATGGTTCTCTTTGTTTCATCTCTGCTTTCGGGTGTTCCTGTACCGTTATTAAAGTTAATCACCTTAGTACCGCTAAAACCGTTCTGAGCATCGTTAATTAAAAAGTCTGCTATCTCTTCTTCAAGTACACAATAAGGTAAACAACCTTGATAGTCTACACTTGAAAAGTATTTTAATCCAACAGAATAAGAGCGAATGCAAAGTATCTCAACCTCTTTAGTAGATGTTCCAAAAGCTGGATATGCTTTAGGTTCAAATTTCTTAGTATCTGCCCAATTATCTGAATAGTAGTAGTTCTCTATATCTCCATCTGCGTTACACTTTTGAGGGCGTATTAACGATGTAGGTATGTGATATGCCTTTAATATTTTAGTGTGTGCTTTATTGTAGTGAACTTGTAAATGTCCTTGCCCTAACATCTTTAACTCTAAAGAAAGTTTACGCAAGTCTTCGCTACCTATCATTGACTTGAATTGTGCGTACTCGTTAGGGTGTCTTGAAGCGTCTAATGCGTGTAAACCTCTTCCATATATCAAACGTGCCATGTTATTAATAACGGCATTATTTGTACATGATTTATGGTAACGCTCAACAAGCCAATCGTAGTAGTCGTTACTTTCGCCATACTCTACCCAATCCTCACGATTGTTTTCTACAACTTCGGGGGATTGATATTCAGCAAGGTTTAATACCTGTATATTATTTTCGTTAGTCATTGTATATAATAAAATCGTTGTCGGTTGCGTTATCTACGTACTCACCGTTATTAATTGAATACTCCAAAGATGTTCCTGTTTGATTAGTACAGAATATTCTATCTTTATATATCACCGCAGAACCGTTTTTAACCGTTAGCTTATAAAACTTATCTTCTACTAGAGTAAACGTGTCTACTATCTTTAAATACGTTCCTGTTGCGTCTGTGGTATCGTTATAGTCTACCCTTGAAAATGTAGGTGTATAATTAGTTACTACATCTGTACCCTCTTCTTCAATATCAATACTATCTGCTGTGTAGCTTCTAGGAATAACTAGAAAAGATTGTGAGCTTACGCTTTGTTGTAGTATTATCATACTTATTAAACGAAAAATTAGTGAATTGTTTTAAAATAGAAAACCCCCACCGATTAAGTGAGGGCTTCTAAGTTGTTTAGTTAAGATTAAGATACGAACGTACCATCTCCTTTAACGATAACAAGACCAACCGCAGTTGCTAATGCTGCCTCTGTAGTGGAATCAAACAAGTTAGCCATTACAGGTTCTTTTGCTGTTAGAGTTAAAGTATATCCACTTAAATCTCCCATTGCTCCACCTGTTACAGTTGTACCACCTGTTACGTCTGCACCGAATTGTAATCCCATCATCCAGAATTTACCGTTGTTATCCTTTACAATAACTTGTGGGTTACCGTAAGCCAACAATTTAAGTTCTTTGTTATCCGCTAAAGATAGGTTTGGTAAAGTTAATTCAAGTACTTGCTCGTAGAAAGTAGTACCGTTATCTCTTGAACTTGTTACAGTTTGAGTAAAAGAAGATTGCTCCCCTTTTAAATCGTAGTGAAATGCGTGTCTTGAACCTGTAGCAGAAGTGATACCCTCACCGTTTGCATTATAAGTTATAGTACTCGCATCTAAGTTTTCAGAATCGTTGATAAAATAAACCGCATCAAGACCCCCGATTGAATCTTTACATGGTGTTATTCTACCTGCTGTTATATCACATGCCATTTTTATATATTTTTTTAGTTAATAAAAAAGGGTAGGCACTTTTACCCACCCTTTTACTTAGTTTAGTTAATCTTAGTTAGAACCGTTAGTGATTCCGTAAGTAACCATGTCTTCTTCGTTAACGATTTGAACACCTGCAGTAAATCTCATTACAATTCTTACGTTTTGTGAACCGTCAATGTCTGCCATATCAATAACTTTAACTTCTTGTGCGTCATTCATAAGACCAGTACCGAATACTAAGTTCTCAGTAGTAGTACAAATCATTACGTTGTCGCTCATTCCGTTAGCCATGAAAATTGGAATACCATCTAATGAAAGTGAACCATCTGTGTACCATTGTGTACCTTGTCCTTGAATACCGTTAGCACCCAATCCAGACGCACCATATCCACCCAATGCTTGGATGTAGAACAATACAGCCGATTGTGGCATATAAAGTTTCAAATCTGGTGAACCGTACAAACGTGTAGGAATTGCAGAGGTAACTAATTGTGCTTGTGCAATGATGTTCGCTGCTGTTAAAGTAGTTCCTGCAATCTCTTGTGCTGTTGGTTGCCCTGCTGCTGTTAACATCAAAGTTTCAAAACCGTCAAACTCACCTGCGTTAGCTGTAACACCACTCCAAATGTTAGTTTCGTTCTTTGCTGCTACTTTAGCTGCTACGTGTGCAATAATAAAGTCAGCGAATGACTTAGGAAGTACATCGTGTGCTGAGTAACCCATCTCTGCTGCGTTCCAATCTCCGTGGAAGTCTTTCTTACAAAGTTGTAAGTTTACTTGAAACTCCTCTGGCGTTAAGATACGCTCTGTTTGAGTAAGTGTTGAAGTTGCTGTAAAGTCGCAAGTTGCATCTTTTACTACATCGTTCAAAGAGATTTTCTTCAATACTTCTTTATACTTGATGTTAGCTTTTACTGTTACACCATTTTTATCAATAGTGTTTGCACTTAATAGTGCTGCTGCTACATACTTCCCTGCACTCTCACCTGCATATGAAGTAGTTAAACTGTTAATTGTTGCCATTGTTTATTTTTTAAAATATTATTTACTTAATTATGAAGGGTCTGTTGCTGTGATACCACCGTTAACTCCACACATTCCGTTTACAATCCATTGTGAGTTGTCTACGTCTGCAATAAATTCAACGTAATCACCGATTGATTCTGCTGTTGCTACAAAGTTGATTTGGTCTTCACCCGATGCTAATACTACTGCAGGTGTAGTACCCATATCTGCTACAAGTCCGTTAATGTTATCACCCTCAGAAGAAGATACTACCCAATTAGTAGATGCAAACGCCGATGCTACTACAAACTTGTATCTAAGTCCTTTTGCTAATGTTGGAAGAGTTACCGCTGCACCACCTGCTGCGTCTAAAGTGTAAACTGCTCCGTTGTCAGAAGCCAATACAGTATAAGCAGCTGAAATAGCTATCTCTTTGTTGTACGCCTCATCATTTGAATAAAATGTTGCCATTGTTTTTTGTTTATTTGTTTAATTAATTTATTTACTTAGTCTTGCAAACGCTCTTGAAAGTGGCGTATCATGTTTAGCACTTCCGTACTTGATACCTTGCTTTTCTACTACGTTCTCTGGGTTGTGTGTAATAGGCTTAACTTCTTCTGTTAACTCTACTTCTTCCTTAACCTCTTCTTTACTTAATTCTGCTACTTGTGCTTTAAGTTCTGTAATCTCGTTTCTAAGTGCCTCAACATCGTCTGCTGAAAACTTAGTTTCCTTAACTACTGATTCAATAACAGACTTTGGTAAAGGTGTTTCGTTTGGTTTATCATCCATTGCTACCTCTTCCTCTTCTACTGCTTCTTCTTCTGTTGCTTGTTCTTTAACCTCAGCTATGATACCTTCCTCAGCTACTACTAGAACCATCCCATCGTCTAAAAGGTATTCACCTACTGGAAGTGCTATACGCTCGTCTTCATTAACGATAAATACAGGTTGTCCTGCTTCAAATACTTCAGCTTCTAAAGTTGCTGCTCCGTTGTCTACTGTTACTGTCGCCATCTCTATCTCGATGTTTAGTGCTTTCTTGATTTTATCAAGTGTTGTTAGTTCTACTTTCATATTATTTAATTGCTTCGTTTGCGAATTTATTTGCCTTGCGTAAATTATTATAAACTTGGTCGTGTATCTTCTGCTCTGGTATGTCTGTTACTGAAACTCCTAAGTCTTTTGCTATATCGTCTGCATTATTAAACGTGGTAGCCATTATATTAATATAATCATTAGAAAGTTTAGCTAAGGATTTTAACTCTTTTGTTGCAGTTTCAACTCTTTCTACTTGTTCCATTGTAGCTTTAATAATTGCTTCGCCTCGCTTTGCTTCTTTTTTCATATCTTGAACTACGCCCAATTCAACCTTTTCACTTTTAAGCTCAACATCGTGTTTAATGTTGGCTACCTTTTTCATAATCTCTTTATTCATATCTATTTAACGTTTATTAATTTATCTGTTGTATTTTTAGTTCCTTACGATATTACTTGTGCCTTGTCCTGTGGTCTGCCCAATACCTTGTGCTTCTAAATCACCGTTACAATTCTCAATAGAGTATTTACCATCTTTACCTAGGCAACCTCTTCTACCACCTTTAGGACTTGTCTTACTTTTAGTTTTGTTCTTCATAGTTTAATGAGTTACCACTTGTGGGTGAGTTGATGTTGTCGTTAGCCATTGATTATGTTTTTAATTTGGTTTATGATTTCTTCCTCTGTTGGTTGTTTAGATGCTAACTGCTCAAACCCTTGAAAAGCACCTTCAATACTAAAGCCTAGTTTCTTACCCTCTTTAATATCGTTCCACTCTTCTTCGTTGTCTATCTTCATCATAATAACCCACTCACCACCTTGTGCGCCAAGTTTCCAAATGTTAGACTTATCGTTATCCTTATCTTCTACCATCCAAGTTTCCACAACCGTACAATCCGTTACAGGCTTTTCATGTTCTGCTGTTACGTTTGCTTGGTTAAGGTTCTTCATGTAAAGATGTGCAGTCTTCGCTACCGTTTCCTTACTGAAAAAGATGTTAAACTCTTTATCTTCTCCGTTGATCTTCATCTTACGATAAATCTCTTTCTCTGGAACAAGTGCAAAGCCTACTACTATTCTACGTTCTTCGTCTACTACCTTTAAGTCTATCTTATGTTTAGATAGTGCTATAAAGTTTTCTTCTATCGCTGGACTTTCTACAAGTGATACGGCGAATACACCGTCTTCTTGTTCGTCTTTGATATACATTTCAATTCTTTCTAGTTTTGCCATGTTTACTTTTTAAATTTATAAACCTTATTCCATGCATCTTGTGCTTCTCTACTGTATTCTTTTACTGCGTCTTGTGCTTTTAAATAATCTTTATAAATTGGTAGGTCTGTTACACTAACACCTAACTCCTTTGCTTGTTTATTTAACTTAGTAAAAGCCTTATTAAGTTCTGAAACTTTAGTGTCTGCTATTTTTCTCTGATTAGAATAGTCTTTTTGTAGGTTATCTAGGTCTTGAAATGCTTGATTAAGATTAGATTCGAGTTTTTCAGCTTTTTTTACTATTGATTTATCACTTGATATTTTTAAAACATCCTTAGTGATTGCTTCCATATCTGAAACGGCAGTTAATTCTATCTTCTCACTTTTCAATTCAACATTGTTGCTTTCAAGCATTTTGTAAATCTTATCTAAACTCATATCTTCTTTTATTTATCTAACGGTTAATTGTTGTTCTGTTGTATTTTATAAACTCGCCGTATTAGTCTTGTTTCTATCTAAACTTTGTTGTGTTGTTACGTCTGCACCTACTACGTAAGCCTTTAAAGGTTGACTTCCTAAAGTTTCTGCTAGTTGGTTAGTTCCTGTATTACCTACTACATTGAATTGGGCAGGTCTTGCCTCAGCAGTTGGTACAGAACCACCTACACTTGTTGACGATACACCACCTGCACCACCAAATTGAGTTTTTGCAATAGCTGCAACCCTAGCAATACCAGAAGCAACAGCAATACCTGCTGCAACTGCTGCACGAATAGGTGCATCTGGTGAAGGTATAGACATTTGAGAAGCATAAGCACCACTTGCTGCTTGATAAGTTTCTATTGTCGCTTGTGCAATACCTGCTGCTTTATTTATGTTAAACGCTTTTCTTTGTTGCGCTTCACTATCTCCTGCAAATACATTTGCTAAGTCGCTTAATGCTTGAAAACCACTTTTAGCAATATCTAAACGTGCGTTCATTGCTGCTTTAGCATTGTCTATATCTTCTTGAATGTGGGTAGTGTCTGCTTGTACTTGCTCTTCTCTTACCTGTGCTTTATACTCTGCTATCGTTTCCTCTTCACGCTTAACACCTTCTAGCTTTATGTTACTTATCTCTGCTTCCCATTTCGCGCTAATCTCTTTTCTACGTTCAAAGGCTTCTTGTGCAAGTATTGTTTCAAACTCTTCACGCTGTTCTGCACTTTCAAAAATACGGCTTTTAGAATCTGCTAACTCCCTTTCGTATTGTAATCTACTTGCTTCTTGCTCTTTCTTTTCGTTGTCAAATGTTAAAGCTAACTTTCTGTCTTCTATCTCTCTTTCAGTAGCAAGTTTACGCTCTAGGTGTGCTTTATATTTTGCGTAATCGTCTTTACGTTGTTGCTCTACTCGCTTTTGTTCTTCAATGTCTAAAACTTTCTTATTGTGATAGTAATCACCATCCGCTGCTTTTAACTCTTCTATGTTATCCTTATAAGTTTGTAGCTTTTCTTTAAGTGCTTTAGCTTCTTCGTCTCTACCCTCTTTTACTAACGCTTTATACGCTATCTTTTCAGAATCATAGGAAGTTTGTGCTGCTTTTAACTTTGCTACTCTAAATGTTTCTTCGTCTTTAAGGTTTCTAAGTTTTTGCTTATGTATTTCTTCATCACTTGCACCCTCAGCTTCTAATAACTCTAAAGCCTGTTGCCCTCGTTTTCTACTTGCTTCTATTAGCTTATCTAGTGCCTTATTATTATTATCTAGTATTTTCCCTAACTTCTCTGCTCCCTCTATCGCTGTCATTAACTCACCGTTAACCGCCACAAGGTTATCGTTTACACCTAGGAAGTAATCACGTAGCTTTTTAATAGGCGACCATAAGGCATATATCGCTGCACCTAACGCTGCTACACCTGCTAGAATTAAACCAATAGGGTTTGCGTTCATTGCTACATTAAGCAACCATTGAAAGGCAGTAGTAGATTTAATCATCATACCTAAAGCCTTGAAGCTAGATATACTTTCTTTTATACCTTGCAACCCTTGGCTTATCGCCATTGCTGATTGAACTTTTAATAGTTGCTCTTCTACCGCTGCACTATCAACACCAAATACCGCCATAGAACCTGCCGCAAGTTCAAAACCTGCCGTTACTCCACCTAAAGCACCGCCCATATTTTGTGCCGTAGTTTGCGCCATACTATCAATAGCTAAATCTGTGTCGATAATAGCTTTCTTCATACGACCAACCTCGGCTGACATTTCCTTGAAAGTGTCGCTCGTTGTATCACCGCTTGCAGCCATCTCATAAAGACGGTCTTCTAATTCACCTATGGCAAAATTTAACGGCTCAAATTCACTCTCCCTTATATCTTTTAAGGAAGCACCAAATTTAGCTAAAGCCTTTTCCGCTTGTGAAGCGTCTGCTGTTAGTTTTAATCTTACTTCTTTTGCCATGCTTCTATTTGTTTTCTTTGTCTACGCTTACCTTTTAAGTCCGTAGTTAATTCATACTTACCTTTAGCAATGTCTATTAATTCGCTTTGCCCTAAGTATTCGTTTGTACTTAATAATTCTAATATTGTCTTTATCATAACTTAATCTTAAAGAAGTCCTCTTGTAATAGATAACCGCCACCCTCTTCTAATAGGTAACTATCACTGTCTACTTGTTGAAAATATTCTGTTTCAGTCCATGCTACAGTTCCATCTGAATAGTAACCTGTAAAAGTTAATCCTTGTACAACTTGTACCCCTGTAGTGTTTGATGGAAAACAAACTCGGATGTAAGTCTGTCCATTTATAGGGTCTGATGGTAAAGATGGTGTTACTGTTACATCTTCTGCTAATGTACCCGAAACTATTATCCAACCGCCTTTAGGTGGCTTAATAGGTATGAATATACAACCCCCTGCTGTTGGTACTGTGTCTGGTTGTATTCTTCTTCGTACACTTACCCAATCGCTAATCAAAACAAGGTTACACTTACCACTTGTAAGGTTTACCTTCATGTCGTTAATACGATATTTCTTATCCCTTATAAATAACGCATCGTCTAAGGTTAACTTTGTAAGTATGCTTAGTGGTAAAATACATTCTAACGTAACTATCCTTGTCTTGTCGTTAAATAGGTTTGATAGATACGGATAATAGAAACTTTTATATAAACTGTTTGGGTTTGGCTCTAATAATAAACTACTAACTTCCTCTCCAAAGTTCATAGAGTGGTCTTGTAAGTTTCTCTTACAGTCCGTTCCAAATGGCATATAGTTTGTTATCTCATCTACCGTACTATCGTTGTCAAAGTAAAAACTTACATCTGTTGTTTGGTTTTCATATAAATACAGCTTTACAGGTTTAGGTATGTAAGGCTTATAGTCTGGTGCTTTAGTTAAACAATATCCTACTTGTAAGTTTTGCCCTGTGAACTTACTAAAAAGCAAATTCTCAAAGGGTAGTTTTACTTCATACTTACCACCATCATACAAAGGAAAAGTTTCTTTTAATCCACCGTACTGCCTGTTGTTAGTTTCAAGAAAGTTCTCATTCATAAAAGACTTACTATCTTCCCATGCAAAAGTTATCTCTTCGTATAGTTTTGGTCTATCTATCTTTATGTCTTTAACATCTACATAAGGTGTGATGTCGTGCGAATCTCCAAAGTTGTACCATTGGTCTAATGGCTCAATCTGAAAAGTTAAATCATCTGTTAATGGGTAGCAAGTAAGGTTAAATTGTTTTAATATTCCACTAAACCAATCTCCCACCTTTATATCTGGTGCAGAAGAGTTAAAGTCTAAATAGTTTGTAATACTTGCTGAACTTTCAGAAAACGAACAAGACAAAGTTAGTGTATCGTATTGGCTAGATGTGTTTATGTATGGAATACTAAAATAGTATTGTACCGTGTAATCAAAAGTTAACGCTCCATCACTTCTAAGTTCAAAAGTCCAAACATCACCTGTAAGTCCGTTTGTATTATAAAGAAAATCTAAAGCAAGGTTGTTTGATACATCACCACTACCTGTAACAGTACCATTTAAAGTTCCATTCTTATAGGTGTCTAAATACCATGTGTTACTTGTAGAAGTGTTAAAGATATGTACTCTTATATGGTGATTACCTGCTGCTCCTGTCCACTGTTGCCAATCTACAGGCGTTGTTATATCTGTGTATGGTGAAAGGTAGCTTATGTTAACTTGGTTAGTACCTACAAAACCTGCTATGTCTGTTGCTGCACAACTTGAACCCCCACTATTAAAAGTTAATGGATATGGTTCACTTGTAAAGTCTGGTGTTTCTCTATTCTTCCACCATGTATAGCTAGAAGTGAATCTTTGGTCTGTTAGAAAGTTACCTGTAAATGTTACACCGTATTTAGCTTCTATTAAATCAATTATTTTAGGGTCTTTAATAGCAGGAAATAGTTCTGTATATTCAATAGGTTTGGTTATATCGCTAACATCGTAAGTTCCACCGTCTGCATAAGTCCATACTTTACTAGAACTTATTAAAGGGTACATTACATTTTGGGCAGAACTACTTTCTATTGCTGACTGTACGTTAGCACCATTAAATTCTTCCTGTAGTGTTGAGTAATCTAAATCTCTTAACTTGTCATCTCCAAACAAGTCTTTAAGTGTTACTAAATCACCGTAAAAAGTAATCTTATAACTTTCAGCTTGACCGTCTTTTATGTTAGCTCCCTCTAGTTGTACCTTACCTTTTCTAAATGGTGTTTGGTTAATTTCTAACCTTGCACTTGCTCTAACCTTTGCTTTAAATGTACCATCGTTATCGTTATTGTAGTAGTGGTCAAAGATAGCGTTATTGTTAGGTGAAGCAGGTACAGTAAAAGTTTGTGTAAAGTCTGTAAACACCTTTGCAATATCTTGAATATTCTGTATAGAAGATGTTATCTGAATTTGCTCATCTTGAAACAGGTCTAACCTTTGGTTGTCTACGTATAATTGTACAGTCCTCATTATATCACATAGTTTAGCATATTGTGAGAATATTCAAATTCTAACTCGTAGTTAATGTTGTTGTCGTTTAGGTGTTTAAACAACTGAGTAGATTTAGTCTTTAACTTTACAGGTTCGTTATCTATAAGTATGCGCTCTGACATCATCAACTCTTTAATGACTTCTTTGTACGCTTCTGGAACCCATCCAGTGTTACACTTTATAGACCTTTGACCATTAACATTAAATACTTGTTTTCTGTTATCTGTTACAGTGTAGTTTATGTTAGATGGCATTAAGAAGTACTCCGTGTTACTCATTTCCATTGATTCACTAGATGCTTTGAAAAATACAAGCCTTTGCCATGCTCCATACTTGTTAACGAAATCACAATCTAATACTGTAAACTTACCTTCGCATATCTCTTCAAACCTATAAGTGCTTACCGTTACACCATCTCGTTTAATAGTTAATGTGTTACCCTCACCAACATAAGAAGAATGTACATAAGGAATATAACCAACTGTCTCCCCTAGTGTTATCGTTGTACCTGCACCGCCTGTTGTTAAACCTACATAAACAGCAGTCCATGTTACCGCTTGGTCATCATGGTAATAAACACCACCACAACCGCCTGTGTCGCTTACGTAGTATGTGCCATCATTTAAGAACCCCTTAACATACCCTGTGTTATATCCATCTTCATACCAACTAAACCCATCAAAGGCTATTAACTCAGCAGTATAAGAACCACCACCTGTTTGTAGTACTCCGTTTTTATACACCTTAACATAACAGTAACAATATTCCCCTACAGGTGCGGTTGTATCTGCCGTTACTTCTGTAAATGTTGAATGGCTTATGTACTCCCTACAATATGGACTAATGTCAAAATGTACTTGCGTTATTAGTGAGCTAGGTATAGGTTTACTCAGTGTATATGTTGCAGTTGATGGTATGCTGTCTGGGTCATTCCATAAAAATAACTCTGCTCTTATAGCATCGTTTGCTGTTCCCGATTGTGTTACTATGTAAGGACTTCTTACAAATATTGCTGTATCTGCCATTAGTTGCTTATTGTTTCATCTATAAATGTATCTACATCCAAACCGAATTGCTCTATTAATTCGTTTGGTAGTTTCTTAAATGCTGTTTCAAAAGGTCTTGTAAAGAATAAACTAGGCTTGATACCGTTGTTAAATATGCTTCTTCTAATTAGAAAACTTAAACTCTTATTCGTTATAAACCTACCTTTCTTATCTCTTCCCTTTATTCCTCTTTGCTTTATCCATTTGTCTATAGGTTTAGATGGTGGCATCTTAGACCTAAAACTAAATGGTGTGTTGTATTTCTTCTTCTTACCGCTTACTCCTTGGTCTACAAACTCACCGTAAGGCAACATATAAAACGACAAGCTAAAGCTGTTCTTGTGTACTTTCAATTCATAATCTAAAGAACCCTCTAAGTTACGTGTGTTACTCTTCTTGCGTTTAAGATTTCTCTTAGCGTTGCGAATAACTGACTTTGCAAAGTCTCTTAGTTGTTCTTCTGAATACTCTAGCATTTTGTCATAGCATGGTTAATTACTATATCAAATGTTGCAGTCCATCCTGCTACACCATGTTCAAACCTATCTGTAAAGTTCTCTAGCGTTGCGTTACCATCTAACATGAATGTATTAGCACTACTCCCTTTACGTAATACCTCTAATAATCTTGTGATAACCGCTAATTGTGTGTTAAGTATATCGTGCAAGTTATCGTTCCCTAAAAATATATCTGTTGTTGTATCGTTGCTTATGTCTACTATATCCATACATATTACAGACAAGTTAAACCTCATTAGTTTACCTTCGTACGTAGCTTGGTTAAGTATAAGATGTGAGTAAGGATAGATGTCTTGCTTATTTAAAAGTACTTCATCTATATTGCCAAAGTTTACCGTATTGCAGTACTCATCTAATAGTAATTGGGTTTTTATAGTTTGTGTTACATCGTAAAAACTTGTCATTTCATGCTTTGTTTAATTATAAGGTTCTCTACCTCTTGCTTATCTGCTTCGTAATTTAATAGGGTAAGGCATTGTCTAACTCCGTACTCTGTAACTCTATCAAGTTGATTAATATCTCCCTTTGCGAGTGTATAGACTGAATTATACCATCCATACTTTTGGGAAAATTGTTGTCTGTAGTTGAAACCATCTCCCTTACTTCCTCCACTAAATAGCTTTGGGTAGCTTTCAGTAATTCGTTCCCTAAACGATAAAAAAAAACCATTGCACCCATTACAACATCTAAAGGCATAAACTGCATAAGGTCTGCAAATTCATCTGCTCCTGTGTATGGGTATATGGTGTACTTATCTTTATGCTTAACGTCTATTGGTCTAAATAGAACAGCCATTGCTTTGTGCATCGTTTGCCAATCTCCTATGTAGGTATCAAGGTCTACGTATTCGCCAAAGGTCATTGCTTCAAGGTTAGGTATCATACCAAACTCTTGCCCTTTAATCTTAAACCTATAAATAGGCTCTGGTTTACGGTTTAGTATCTCTGTGATATCTTCGCTTAACCTCTTAACCTCTCTGTGGTCTATGAATAAAACTTGATTAAGCCTAACGTTACAGAATAACTCTATCATCTTCTGCTGTAGGAAGTTTTCATCTTGCGCCTCACCTAGTTTAGCAAACTCTTGAAACTGTCTAAGGCTTATATCTTTTTGCTCTGTTGGTATTGTTAACTTGATGTCCATACTTATTAAACGAAATAAGAAGAAATTGTAGCAAATGAAAAAAGGGGGCGTTCACCTTAGAACAATAACCCCCTATAATAATACACCTACCCCGAAACCAAACAAGGTAGGATTGCAAATATACTAATTATCCTATAAAGTACTCACCTCTTGTTGGATTATCTAATTGATAACTTACAGCGTATCTAATAGCATCTATGGCGTGGTTGTGGTTGTCTATTGGTGTGTTGCTCTTCTTCTCTAACCAACAGTAGTTATTTAACTCCTTAATGAGTTCTGTACTATCTGGGTCTATGATTAAATCGTAGTCTTGCATCATGCTTATTCCAAACGTAACGCTACCTGCACCCTTTATAGTTGGTAGTATGTTATTGCCCTTTGCTAGTAGTTCACTAATAAGCCTAGGCTCTGCACTATCCGCAACTATTAAAGCGTTGTCTGCTATCCTATTGTTTAACTCTGCTATCTGAGATGTAGTTAAGTTAGGCTTGTAGTAGTGTAGTTTAAGATAGATGGTTTTATTTGTGCTGTCTATATTCGTTTCTACTAACGTTGTAGGGTCAACACTAAACCCAAAATCTTGACCGAATACACTCTTACCAACGTGCTTGAACTCTCCTAACTTCCAATTATCAAAGATAACACCCTCTGCTTTATCTAACCAACCACCAAGTATTTGATGTGCGTACTTCTTTGGTCTACGCTTCTTAATGTCTTCTATTTGGTTTATGTATGATTCTGAAAGGTTGTTTATGTTGTCTAAGTATGTTGTGTGTATGTAAGTTGTATCTCCTTTAGTTAGGTTACTCCCCTCTTGAACTCCCTTACCCTCATAGAATCTATTATAGATAAAATGCTCTTTAGTTGTTGGGTTCATTATCATTATAACCCTGTTCTGTATTCCCTTCTGCCTTACCGATAAGTCTATAGTGTCAAATATCTTTTCGTCTATTAGTTCCTCTGCTTCATCTAGTACCCACGTTGTAACACCTTGTAAAGACTTAAGGTTAGCTACCTGGTTACCACTACTTGTTTTAATACCTCTGAACAGTATCTTACTCCCTGTGTTTAGGTTTATTATTTCGTCTTTAGTTATGTGGAATTGCTCTTGCATATCTAACACCTCTATCTTCTCTAAGAACTCTGGAATGATTGATATACTTGCAGCTCTTAATGTGTACCTAGTAAATAAGATAGTGTGTCCTGCTTCTGCCGTAAGTAAACATAGAAGAGTATTGATAGAATAAGACTTACCAGAACCACGCCCACCTGTTACGATAAAGTATCTGCTAGGCTCATCTAGTACTAAGTACTTTTCGTTAATCATCTTCTCCCCTTAACTTCTTTAGTGTCTTGTTAAAATCAAAGCTACCTCTTAACTCTCCTTTAATATCTGTCTCTGTTTTCTTAGGTACAAAGTATTGAGCGTACTTAGCGAATAAATCTAAATATCTAGCAGGACTATCTTTAAGCACTTTATCAAATGCATCTTGTATATTGTCTACCTGTCCTTCTAGTGTTTCTATAAAGACATCTCTAGCTGCTTTAGTTAGTTTATTCTCTGCTCCCTTTGGTCTGCCTGTTTTATTTCCGCTTTCTCCTTTTTTAAATGGCATAGTTAATGTTATAAAATGGTTTGTGAATTTTTATTAACTCTTTCTCTATTGCTAATGCTTCTTCTTCTGAAAGGTTGTGGCATATTAGTTTTACATCTACCTCGTTATATGGTCTACCTCTAAAATTCCAAGCTCTATCGTTACTACCCTTACCTATGTAAATAACAATATTATTTTCCACATGGTAATACACGTAGTAAGAACCACTCTTAAAAGAACCTACTATATCCTCATATAAAGATTTATAGATAATCTTCTTCCTGTTAGTGCTTCCCTTTGGTCTGCCCTTTCCAAGTTTATTTCCTTTCTCAAATTTACCCATATCTATTGTTTTTTATTGTTCTTTACAGTTTAAACATACATCTTAACGCCGTTGTAGTAGTCTACGGCTATCTGTACTGCACGTTCTAGCATCTCTGCTTGTCTTCTATCAGTAATGAATGTAAGAGGGCTTAGATGTACTCTAACGCCTTTACGCTCATAGATGTATTTTGTTATTAATGCTATTGCTTGTGATTCGTTCACTTATTTTTATATCTATCTAGTGTTTGTTTATACTGTATTGGTGTTGGTAAAAATGAATTATTAAATTCTCCTACAAAGTTTCTTAATCCTACTCTAGTTGGGCTATCCATTAAACCAACATCTATACTTATGTTTTCTTTAGTCCAAACCCTACTACAACCTGTGTAAGTGTTAAAGTAATCTGCGTTATAGATAACACTAAAACCATTATCTAATAGATACGCTTCAAAACCTGTTAAGTCTTTTATCTTTGTTGGATCTGTGTTCTTCATCTCTTTCGTTTACTCCAATTAAGTATAAACCCTGCTAAAGCGTAACAAGTTCCAACCATGAAGAATAGCCACACTATAGACATTCTCCGTTTGTTGGTTCACTATTTCCCCATGCTGTATTCCAATTGCCGTTGGTTTGTACTCCACTACAATCGTTTATAGTTGTGTATTCACCGAATGAGCTACCATCTGGCATATTAAAGCTAGTATGTGTAGTTACTCTGTTACAGTTACAATCTACCGTTTGTGTTGGTTGTGGTTCTTCTGCTGTGCATCCTATCAATAGCAATGCAAATATTATACTAATAGTTCTCATAGATTAGTTTTAAAGTGTCATAAATTTGGTGGACTTCTCTTCCACATTGTGTGCATGGTCTACCGCTATACTTCTTATTGTAGATACCTGCTTCAATCTCTATCATTTTGTCAATGTCTTGACCTGTTAAGTTTACCTTGCCTTTCTCAAAGAAGTTAGTAAGTATGTTATATTCGTCTTCTGTGAAACATCTGTAAGGCTTTCTTCGTTTAAGTCTAGTAGCGTTCAATCTTTCCTTACGCTCTTCGCATCCACAATCATCTGTAAGTGCTTCTACCACTTTCTTAATACCTGTAGCTTTAGTTACCTTCTCTACTATATCCCCTAACCCTACGCTGTTCTTTTCTTCAAAGGCTTTTTTGTATTCCTTATACTCTTTACTTCTTTTGTCTAGGTTCTCGT